ACATTTCAACATTTGTTGATGAGCGCAACATGATCATTGCTCTACGTGGCACCAAGTTGGTCATTCCACCGCAACTGCAATTTGTTGCAGATCGTTTGTTGGAATCGACTCTACGAGTTGGCACATCTGACAATGACGTTAACGCAATCCGCAACATGGGTATGCTTCCAGAGGGTTACACAGTTAACCATTTCTTGACAGATCCAGATGCATTTTTCATTAAGACTGATGCACCTAACGGATTCAAGCATTTTGATCGTTCTCCAATGCGCACAAGCATGGAAGCTGATTTTGATACTGGAAACATGCGTTACAAAGCCCGTGAGCGTTACAGCTTTGGCTTTTCAGATCCACGTTGCGTATTCGGTTCACCCGGAGCGTAATGTAAAATATAAAGATTTACCTCTTTGTAAGTGGGGGCAGCTTCGGTTGCCCCTTTCTTTTTGTGATTTTTCATGTATTATAAAATCATCCCTGACAGTTGCATTAAGTAACTGACATAACCTAGACAGGAGATTGATATGGGTACTTCTACTTTTTCTGGTCCAATTAAGGCCGGAACAATTAAGCATACAACTGGCACAACACTTGGAACTGATATTGCTAATGTTGGTCAAGTTGTTATGTCGCAAACTTTTTCAGCAGATTTATCTGGTGGAGCATTAGCTGCACAAGTTACTGACGTTGTTATTCCTGCAAACTCTCAAATTGTTGATTGTGTGATTGATGTAATCACAGCAGCAAGTGGTGCTACCAATTTAAGTGTTGGAGATACAGTTGGCGGCGCTGCAACCCTTGTAAATACGTTTGCTATTGGAACTACTGCGGGTCGTAAATATCCAACTACAGAAGCAGGTGGAGCACTTGCTTGGCAGGATACAGGAACAGCAGACATTCGTTTGACTGTAACTGCTTCAGCAGCAACAAATGCGGGTTTGGTTCGTGTTACTATCCTATATGCTCAAAACAACAACTTAGCATAATAGGGGGCTGAAATGGCAGGTCCAGTAAAAGCATTTAATTTTAGTCAAGGTGACGCTGCGGCTGTTGTTGGTCCTGCACGTTCACGCATTCGGCAAGTCGTGATTTATGCGGCTGCAGGGGGTGCGTTTACTATTAAAGACGGTTCAGGAAGTGGCGACACTCTTATTGAGCAAAGCTTTGGCACAGGATTGCATCATTTAAACATTCCAGATGATGGCATTATTGCTACATCTGGGGCGTATGTTTCAGCGTTTACGGGTTCAGGAAATATATTAACTATTTTCTTATCTTAATGGAGAAAAGTCATGGCGGCTAAAAAAAGAAAGAAGAAAAACGTATCTCTTTCAGTTGGTCGTGGTGAAAAGTTATCCGTTAAGAGGGGCGGTGGTCTGACTGCAAAAGGAAGAGCCAAATACAATCGCGCCACAGGTTCTAAATTAAAAGCACCCGCCCCGAACCCAAAAACTAAAAAAGAAAAAGCCCGAAAAAAGTCTTTTTGCGCCCGTTCTCGCGGTTGGACGGGAGAGCGCGGAAAGGCTGCACGTAGACGTTGGAAATGTTAAAAATGAAATTAGATGCACAGCAAGTCTCAAGCGCGATAATAATTTTATTGCTAGGTTGGGGTTCTTTTCAGCTTTATGGCATGAATGCTAATGTTGCCGTTATCAGTTATAAGGTTGAAGAAAACTACAAAATGATAAAACCAATGTGGCAAGATTTTTTAGTAAGGAGCGCAGAGAATGGCAATATCCCGAACGCAAATGAAGAAACAAGTCTCACTTGGAGGCAAAAGGAGTAAAAAAATGCCTAAAAAGAAACCCGGACTTTATGCAAATATCGCTGCTAAACGCCGTAGAATTAAGGCAGGTAGTGGCGAAAAAATGAGAAAACCGGGAACCAAAGGTGCGCCTACGGCTAAAAACTTTAAAGATGCGGCTAAAACTGCTAAAAAGAGAAAAAAGAAGAAATAAGGGTTTGCTAAATGGCGGTATCTGGATCAACTGATTTTGAGTTAGACGTAGCTGAATACGTTGAAGAAGCTTTTGAACGCTGCGGTTTAGAAGTTCGTACAGGCTATGATTTAAAGACCGCTAGGCGTTCTATGAACTTAATGTTTGCAGAATGGGCAAATCGTGGTTTAAATCAATGGACTATAAAACAAAGAACTGTTTCTCTTGTAGAAAATGATGGTGAATACGATTTAGGTGTAGACGTAATTGATATTGTAACTGCAGCTATTAGAAGAGATAACGTTGATTTTGCATTAGATAGAATTGGTAGAGATGAATATTTAAACATTCCTACAAAAACTACTAAAGCAAGACCTACTCAATACTTTTTAGATCGTCAAATAACTCCAAATTTAAAAATTTGGCCTTTGCCTGAAAATAGCACAGATATTATTGTTTATGATTGCTTAACTCGTATAGATGATGCTGATAACTCTCAAAATACTGTAGACATGCCATTTAGATTTTATCCATGTTTAGCTGCAGGTTTAGCTTATTATATTGCAATGAAACGTGCGCCAGATAGAATCCAACTTCTAAAATCTGCTTATGAAGAAGAGTTTAGACGTGCTATGGATGAAGATCGTGATCGTGCATCTTTCCAATTAACGCCAAGTTTAAGGAATTATCGTATTGTCTAGGTTTGCCACAGGTAAAAATGCTTTCGGCATATCAGACCGATCTGGTTTTCGTTATCGTTTAAAAGATATGCGAAAAGAATGGAACGGTTTGCTTGTTGGTAAAGATGAGTGGGAACAGAAACATCCACAACTTGAGGCACCTAGAGTACCTGCAGATGCTCAAGCAATTAGAGATGCAAGGCCATCAAGGATTGAGCCAAAAGTAGAAGTTTTGTTAAGAAAAAATGCTTTTACAACAGTTGTAAGTGATAATACAATTTCTGTTTTTGAATCAGGACATAATAGAGCAACAAGTGATATAGTTAGGTTTAGAAACGCAGTTGGCTTTGCAGGTATAACATCAGCAAATCTTAATAAAAATGCAGGATATTCAATTACTAAAGTTGACGCAGATAATTATACATTTGAAGTTGACGGAAGTGCAGCCAATGCCTCTGAGAAGGGTGGCGGAGTAGTAGCTTCTGCAGGACCAGTTACGGTGGAGGCATAAATGGCGTTTACATATGCACAATTAAAACAGGCGATACAAGATTTTACTGAAAACAGTGAAACTACATTTGTTAATAATTTACCTACATTTATTCGGCTTGCTGAAGAAAAGATTCTGCAGAACGTGCAGTTAGAGTTGTTTCGTAAAACACAAACCGCAAATCTTGTGTCTAGCAACAAATATTTAAATGTGCCAAGTGACTTCCTTGCGCCATTTTCTTTAAGTTACACTGCTAATCCTTTTCCGTATGGCAGCCACCAAAGTTCATCTCAATATAATATACCTAATTCTATTTCACGCGCTAATATAGGTTTTTCTGCGGATGTTGCATTATTCCAAACGCCAGAAGCTACATCTGGAAGATCTTTAGGAGATATACAGGGTCAGAATGATGGAAATGTAGAACAGCAAGATGCATTGCTTATGACACAATATATTGTGTACAAATATGGTGGTGGCTCTATTGCCGATTTAACAACAGACAATATAAGCTACATAGAAAATACAATGCTTCCATACATGGCAGCGAGACAGTCCACTTATTCTAATTTCTACAATCCAAGCTTAATGGTGGGCACTACCTTTATGGATTTTAAAGACCCTAGTTTTCTCCGCGAATATCAAAACGATGACGCTGTTACGGGTCAACCTAGATACTACGCATTATTTGATAACAATAATTTTTTAATATCTCCAACACCAGATCAAGATTATTCTGTACAGCTTAGTTATTTTTACAGACCTGCAAGCATTACTGCAGGTGCAGATAGCGCATCAACTTGGCTTAGTACAAATGCAGAAACAACTTTGTTTTATGCATCTTTAGTTGAGGCAAATATTTTTATGAAAGGGGAGCCTGACGTTACTCAATCTTATATGATGAGAGTATCTGAGGGTATAAAGCAACTTAAAATGTTAGGAGAAGCGAAGCAAACAACTGATTTGTATAGAACAGGTCAAATTGTTCGCGCTAAAGAATAATGTTAAACACAACGGAAATTGGATCAGCAGTAGTTCACACAACTAATAATAGGGGTCATTCGCCAGAAGAAATCGCATCTTTTTGTGTAGATGAATTGATGCACGTTGCGGAGACTGCTCCACCTGTAATTAGAGATCAGGCAATAGCCTTTAAAAAACAAATGCTTTCTGTTATAACTAAGTATGTGCAGCAGGGTATTCTCAGTGACCGCACAACTGTGTATAATGCACTAAACGATGCAGGGCACCCTGAACTTGCTGAATTGATTAGGAGATTGTAATGGCGATTACACAGGCACTATGCACAACATTTAAAGAAGAATTAATGTTAGGTGGGCATGATTTTAGTACTTCAGGCTCGTCTGCAGGTACATTTAACATAGCCTTGTATACAAGTTCTGCTACACTTAGCGCAGCTACAACAGCATACACTAGTAGTAATGAGGTTGGTACTTCTGGCACATACACAACTGGTGGGCCTACCTCTACTCAAGAATTAACAGTAAATACTGCGCCCGGAAACGGTGGATCTGGTACTGTGGTTTTTACAAGTTTTGCAACCAAAACCTTTACTACAGCCACGATTACGGCACGTGGAGCGTTGATTTACAATAGTAGTCCTGCAGGAAATGCTTCAGGTAGAAC